GGGGGTTGGCTCGGTCACGGTTCTCTTCTTTCTTCTAGGCGGCCACACTGTCGTGCAGCCAGTTCTTGTAATCTTCTATGACTTGTACGGTCACGTTGAGTTCGGCGGCCATCTGATAGGGGTTGCCGTCGTACATTCGTTCCGCCAAGGCGTATTCGGCTGAGTTGATGAGCAGCATGGCGGTCTCGCGCCGGCAGCGCCGCTCGTTTTTGCCGCCGAGGCAGCCGTGGGTGGTGTCGTCGCCGTGTTGCCAGTGGACGAGCTCGTGGACGAGGGCGCAGCGTTTGCGCGTGTAGGTGATGCGCCGGTCGATGAGCACGGTGTTCGTGGACAGGCAGTAGACGCCGTCCAATTTGCCGGGCAGGCGGGCGCTGGCCACGTGCAGGTCGGGTGCGACAGTGTACAGGGCCATGCGCATCTGCCCGTAGCTCATGCGCGGCGACAACGGGAGGCCGGTCATTTCTGGTCCAATCCTCTGGCGAACTTCTCGAAGTCGGACAATTGGTCGGGGCTTGACTGGTTGTATCGTGCGAGTTCGGCCCGGGCTTTCACGTCGGCCTGTTTGCGGGTGACCTTGCCGATGTCGGGCATGAGCGGGCCTCCGGTCAGTTGGATGTAGGTGTTGATGAGTTGCAGGCATTCGCTCATGGTGGTGGTCTGCATGTTCTCGATGCGGCTTTCGATCATGTCGAGGAACCCGCTGGACAGCCGGTTGAGCTTGTTGATCTCGTCCTCGCTGAGATAGTTCTTGGCGATGGTCACGTCGGACGAGTGAATGCGCCCGTCCGGCGCGTCCTTCCATGTGGTGAGTCCCATGTGGGGCTTGCCGGCGTCGGCGCGTTCGTGGATGATTTCGGGTGCGGTGTGCTGGGTGACGGCGTAGTGGAACCGGTTCTGCACGTTCTTGTAAAAGGTGCGCACGATGGGCGCGTCCTTGTCGTAGTCGGTGCAGATTTCCTGGAACACCTCGCAGATCTGCACGTAGAAGCGTTTCTCGCTGGCGCGGATGTCGCGGACACGTTGGAGCAGTTCGTGGAAGTAGTCCTGGCCGAACGGTCGCCCGTTCTTGAGCATGTCGTCGTTCAAGGCGAACCCCTTGATGACGTATTCCCTGAGCACGCCGGTGGCCCAGATGCGGAACTGGGTGGCCTGCTTGCTGTTGACACGGTAGCCGACCGCTATGATCGCATCGAGATTGTAGAAGGCGACGGTGCGTCTGACGTTGCGACTGCCTTCTTGTCGAACTGACAAGAAATCCTTGTGAGTTGATTCTTCCTGCAGCTCGCCCGTTTCATAGATGTTTTTCAGATGCAGACTTACGTTCTGCTGGCTGGTGTCAAACAATTCTGCCATGCCGGACTGTGGCATCCAGAACGTGTCGCCCCAGTACGACACCTGCACGGGCACGTTGCGCCCGTCCGCCTGGTACAGGACTATCTCGGCCTGCTGGTTATTTGAATCATCCATGATTCAAAACCTCTTTCTCTAAAACGTGTCGAATTCGATGACTTTAAACAGGGTCAAAATCGACCCCCTTTTTTCCGATTCCCTCGAATTCGAGGGAATTACGCTGGTTCGTCCCCATCACCGTCATACTTGTGTTCGTCTTCCAGGGCAACGATGTCCATGTCTCCTCGATGGAGTTTCTTGAGTGTTTCGTCTATTCGCGCCTGCTCATCATCAACAAAGCGCTCGCCGTTGAGTGCAGGTTTTGGCTTATCTAGGCGTTCATCGCCTTCGACAAATACGAGAGTTGCCGCCGGCACAAATGACTCTGGCGAGTTGTTTTGGATTCTCCTAGCTATCAACTCCCCGGCTTTAACGAGATCTGCTGCATTCTCATCCAACGCTTCACAAAACGCCTCAAAGGATTCGAGATCAATGGTTCTCTCAGCTCTTAGTATCTTCGACAGCTGCGACTGGCTGAGCTGAATTGCCGCAGCCATTTCCGCTTGCGTCACGCCATGAAATGCCATGCGTCCTTTCATGACCTGCGCCATTGCTTTACCGAAAGTCGAAATATTCTTCATGAACTAGATTATTCCACCGACACGCCAAATAGTCCAAAAATTGACACGAGTAGTTTCCTTGAACTATAAATAGTTCACATGAACTACTTAAGTCTCAACAAACTTGCAGTGTCGAATATTCGTGCGCTGCTTGGTTCTCGCCGCGAAAGCATTGAAGCGCTCGCAGGAGCAACGAAGATTCCCTTGTCCACGCTCAAGCGTCGTTTGCTGAACAAATCCCCCTTCACCTTGGAGGAGATAGAACAAATCGCTAAGCATTTCGCTGTCGCCGCGAGCGACCTCATATCTCCCAGCATCGCGATTCCGACGCTCGCTGCTGAGAACACTATTCCAGCGCTCGCCGAAAGAGAGGTGAAGTGATGGGCAATGACATCTCCGTCGTGGAACTACGTTCAATGAACAACGATCAGATTCACCGTTTTGCCGCGCTCGTCAACGAACCGGAAAACACTCTGGCGAACATGTCGGACGACCCGGTGCGTATCGAGACATACCCGGGAATCGGCCCGCAAATCATTTCCTATCGGAAAATCGTGCGAATTGACGATAATGTGCTTGCCGCCCTGTTCAGTGCAGATACTGAGGAGACGGCTTCGTCACCGAATGACGCTCCCCGGATTCACCCGGAAGGGACCAGGTGATTCTGATGTCGGCATACCCGTCCTCGCACATAATCGCCTTCTCCATGAACATGAACCCGATGGACGACCCCTTGGACATGTTCCCCAGCTCGTATTCCTTGCCGCTCGAAAGCACCACCCGAACGTCATGGGCATCAAAGGCGTTCTCGTTCGCGACGGCATACTTGAGGTTCTGCACTTGGTATATGTCCCACTTCGGGACACTGGCGGTCTCCTCGGCCAACCGGGCCTGCGTACGCTGCGCGGCAAGCTGTCCACGCAACGCATCGGCTGAATCCTCAGCCGTCTTGACCTGCGCGCGAAGCGCATCCACCGAATCATTCGCGGCCTTCAATTGGCCTTTGAGCACCTCAAGCTGGGCATCGAACTTCTCCTGCGCATCCTTGGCCTCACGTTTCGCGGCTTTGCCCTCCAGACATTTGGACGTGAACCACGCCACCGGGGAGAGCACGATTCCCAGAACCGTGATCGCCAAGTCCATCCAGGCTGTCGGGTTCTGCGCGAAATCCCCCTGTATCAGATTCCACAACCATGTGACCATCATCGACTTCTTTCTCATAGGAGCATTCATGATGAATCTACCGCATCATGCGTCCCATCGTCCCATCCGCACCGCAACCATTCCGGCGCCCGCCGAAAGCGAGGTGAAGTGATGACTGTGTTCATCAGTGTCGCAGCCGCATCAACCAATCTCGTGGTTTCGTTCATCCTGCTGATTGTGGAGCTCCACAATCGCCGGGAAATCAGAAGGGTGTCCCGTTACGCCGAAGCACATTATGGAACACCCTCGTTTGCCCGGAACGTCCGCGAACCTACTTCTGAGAAACGCGTTTCTGGAAGTTCTTGTATTCATCGGAGCCATCATCATTGACCACGACGGATACGGATGATTCCGAGTGCAGAGCGATGGCTATCGTGCCTCCCGGCAGATCAAGCGATTTATTCTCAACGAGCTCGAAGTACACCACTTTCCGCTCACCGGGCTTCAATCCCTTTATCGTCTCCACGATTTCATCGAACAGTTCGATGACACCGCGAAGAGACCCCGGAAGGACATTGCCGTCAACCTCGACATAGTTCTTGGTCCTGTTGTCCATTTTTTCACCTCCTCTCATTGCTGGTAGTACGCAATATCCAGCTTAGGGGGAGGTGATCCAACACGAAAAAAGGAAAAACCAATGAGCGAGAAACTCACCATCGCAAACCCTGAGGACGGGAACCGTCCCCTTTCCTATCAGGCTCTCAGCCATGGCATCGATGAATTGCGTCTGGGTGACATGGGCATCACGGACGCGGTGTGGCGCGGCCCGCACAGCGAGCTCGTGGCCCTGGCCCGTCGAATCCTCGATGCGGAGGCCGGACGATGAACGCCGAGGATTACGGACAGCACGCGAGCGGCTACAGGAGGCCCGAGCCCGACGAACTGTCTCGTGGCTTCACGGTCCGGTTGATTCTCTGGGCCGTGGTGTTCGCCTGCTGCATCGGCTGGGTGATGTCTCACACCGGTTGCGCGCATCCCATCGGCAATGGCATCACCTCCCTTATGGGATTCGGTTTCGTGCCATTGCGGCTCCTGTGCCTCGTTTTGAGCGAGGCGGGAGTCGAATAAAGGCTTGCCGGGGTTCCTATTCTTTCCTTCCCCGGCAATCGACAAGGACAGTCGCTAACACCATTCGCGTCGCACCCCATCCCCAGCGGGTGCGGCGCACGGGGCCGGCAGGTTCGCCCCCGCTGGAGATCGCGGTGTCATGTACGCGCGGCAAACAGCGGGAAGCCGTTCGATTCGGCACGGTCCACGCCCTTCGGGGAAAGAAAAAGCCCACGCGGCAACGTGGGCGAAGCAAAACAGCTACAGGAGAAAGGATACCACCATGAGCGCCATGATTCCGCCCGACATCGTCCAGGACGGCGTCGCCTACTGGAAGGCAGACAAGGTGAGCGCCTATTTCGGGGGTTCGCCCACCGTGGGCACGCTCGGCGTATGGAGATACCGGGGCGAAGGCCCGAAATTCGTCAAGCTCGGCGGCAAACGCGAGCACCGCAAACGCGATACCCGCCGCGTCGCCTACCCGGTCAGGGAGGTGATCGCCTGGGGAGAACAGAACGGGCTCCAGCAGCAGACAGTGGCCGCATAGAGATGTGGTGCCCCATCACCGATGAGGGCATGTCATGGCCTCCGGCCGACCTGATCGAGGAGTTCTGGGACAGGATATGCGACCGCAACAGCCAGACGGCCAACCCGTACATCTACCTGCTGCCCTACGCGGAGCAGGTGGACGTGGACCGTCAAAACAGGAAAGTGAGCGCGCTGGTGGAATACGCGTCCAAAGCCGATTACAGAGGAGGAAAACCGAATTGAGTGAGACCAAGGAAAAACCGGAGCGATCCAATGCGGCGGATGTGGCGGAGAGCCTGCTGCTGGCGTTGGACGCGGGGCCGAACAAGCCCTCATTGCCAGTGTTGGAGGCGATGCTCGCCGAAGCGCTGAAGGCCAACGACGTGATATTGGTGCGCGCCTTCGCCCAGCCGCCGGCACCGCCCGCACAATCCAAGACGTCCGATGTGGAGGCCGAGCTGGCCGATGCGCGACGTGAACTCGCGCATGAGGCGTACGGCGCCGCTTCCATGCTCGCGGACGGCGTGATGGACGACGCCGACTGGGAGCTGTTCGATTTGGCGGACGAGGTGCGAGGCGCGGCGGTGGAGTTGCTGCGCGCGTTGGACGGTGAGGCGTGATGGCCGGCGAGACCATGCTCACGATCATCGGCAACCTGACCGCCGACCCGGAGCTGCGCACCACGGGCGGCGGCGCGACCGTGGCGAGCTTCACGATCGCTTCGACCCCGCGCAACTGGAACCGGCAGACCAACCAGTTCGAGGACGGGCAGGCATTATTCATGCGCTGCTCCGCGTGGGGCGACATGGCCGGCCATTGCGTCCAGTCCCTGAAGAAGGGCATGCGAGTGATCGCCCAGGGCCGACTGAGACAGCACTCGTACCAGGCGCAGGACGGCTCCCAGCGCACGGTCATCGACATGACCGTCGACGAGATAGGCCCCTCATTGAGGTATGCGACCGCCGCTGTCAACCGTGTCCAATCCGGTCGCGGCTATTCCGGTGGCTCGACCTATGGGGATCCGGCCAAACCCGCCAACCAGCAACAAGGCTGGCAGAACGGTTCCCCGGCCCAGAACCCCGGCATGCCGGAAGGTGACCCGTGGGCTCAGCCGGCACCCGCCTCTCCTGGCGCCACGTTCGGCGCTTCCAACGATTTTTCATCAGACAGCCAAGACCCCGAATTCTAAGGAGATTCAATGTCACGAAAGAAAAAGACCGATGGCGTGCAGGATGCGCTGATTCCCGACGAGATCACGCCGCTCATGCTGCTCGCCCTGACAGCCAAGGCATCACGCATGAAGGACGCCGCGGCCGCGTTCCGCATCGCGGCCAGCAAGATGCTCGACCTGGCCACCAAGGATGAATACATCGAGAAATACAAGAACATCGACCCCATCACCGACGCCTTGTACGACGCCTGCGATCTCTCGCAGCACATCTTCGACGCCGCCAACGCGGTCAACGACCTCATTAACTATCCGGTCGAGGCCCGCGAGCGCGTGGTGAAGGCGGATATCGAGCGCAGTTTGTTGGATCCGTGGCGTGATTTGCCCACTTCGGGTGGGGATGTGGATCCGGATACCGGTGAGATCAAGGAGGGGTGAACCGTGGCAAAACGCAAGCACGGACGCCAGCAATTGGAGCATGAGCGCCAACGCCGTCGCAGGAAGCGTCTGCCGCACCTGCCCGCACATCAGAATCTCAGCACGTCTATCAAGGAGCAGTGACCCGATCAGTTGGCTATCAGCATCATTGACATCAACGTAAAGAGCCTCATCCCGAACCCGAACAATCCCCGCAGGGACGTGGGCGATGTCACCGAACTCGCCGACAGCATCAAGGAGCAGGGCCTGCAGCAGGCGCTTGTGGTAACCCCCGACCATGAGGAGCACGGCGAGCGCTGTTACCGTGTGGTGATTGGTCATCGTCGTTTGGCGGCGTGCAGGCTGGCTGGCATTGAGCGGGTGCCGTGTGTTGTGCGTGAGTTGGATGCGAGGACCGAGCGTGAGCTGATGCTGGTGGAGAATTGCCAGCGTTCCGATTTGACGCCGTTGGAGGAGGCTGACGGGTATCAGGGTCTGCTTGACCTGGGCGTGAACGTGGGTGAGTTGGCGTCGAAGACGGGTCGTAGCGAGTCGTTCGTGCGTGGCCGGTTGCGGATCGCTCGGATTCCGGCTGATGTGCGTTCCGGGTCGAAGGGGTTCGCGCAGTTGTCTCTGGCCCAGTTGGATGAGTTGGCGGAGTTCGAGGAGCATCCCGACATGATGAGGGAGCTGGCTTCGCAGGCCGGGTCGAACAATTGGGCGTGGAAGGCCAATCAGCTGCGTCAACGGTTGAAGGACGAGGCGTGGCGTGTGGCGGTGCGTGCCGTGTTGCGTGAATTGCATGTGGTCGTGGAGGAGCCTGAATCCGGTTCGGTGTGGTCGGTGCCGGATGGCTGCCTGTTCTGTGACGTGTTCCATGGCCGGCCCGAGGATCTGGCCGACTGGTGGAAGCAGTGGCGGGTGAAGCATCCGACGGACGGGCCCGTGGTGCGCGTCGCCGACACCACGGTGTATGCGTTCCCTCGCATGAGCGCCGCGCAGATCGCCGAACGCGATGCCAGGGACGCGGCCCGTGAACGCGAGAACGCCTTGGCCGAGGAACGGTTGGACCGGCGGAAACGCTTCGAGCATGATGCCGCGCAATTGCGTCTCGTCTGGATCAGGGAGCACGCCACCCGGTTCAACGGCGGACAACTGCGCAAAGCCAACACCCGTTTGAGCCTGCTCGTCCTGACCGGCACCGACGGCTATTCTGGCCTCATCGCCAGCCGCAGGTGGGACAACGACGAGAGGGTGCTCGACGCCTACAACGCGCTGACCACCTCGCCGTTGCCGGTCATCGAGGACGGCGACGTGGACCTCTACTGCGAGCAGAACCTCACGGAACTGCATCGCCGTCAGAACGTGGAGGGGGCCGCGAACCGTGAGCTCCTGCTCATCCTGTGCGCCCAAATGGAAGCCATCATCGACCACAGCACGTGGGCAGACAAGGACGACATCACCATCGCCCAGGCCTACTATCGGGCGCTCGAAGACCTCGGATACCCCATCTCGGACGAGGAAAACAAAGCACTCAAAGGCGAATATCTGCCCGAAGACGATGAAGCGGAGTGAGCCATGACATGGACGCAGATAGACGACGGGCTCAATTTCAGCCCGCAGACCATGCCCGGCATGGTATCAAACGCCGCGCTGGGCCTATGGGTCCGCCTGTGCGTGCACACCGCATACCAGCTCCGCTTCCCCGCATTCGACGGCGCGTTCGACATGACCGTCGTGCGTTCGCTGAAGGGCAACGCACGGCAGGTGACGGAACTGGAGGCTGCGGGAATGCTCGAACCGGCGCTCGCCGCCGGCCGGTGGATGGTGGTCGAGGCCGACACCCTGATGAAATTCGGCGGCACCTCCGGCAGCGAACTCAAGGAGAAAAGGGCCAAGGCCGGGCATGCCGGCGGCGTCGCTTCGGGCGAGGCTCGTCGAAGCAAACGCGAAGCAAATGCTTCGAAGCAAAACGAAGCAAGTGCTTCAAGCAAACCGCGAAGCAAGACCGAAGCAAACCATGAAGCAAACGGTGAAGCAAACCATGAAGCAAAACCGAAGCAAACGTCTGAAGCAAAACGAAGCAATTGCTTCGAAGCAAACGAAGCAACCGGTCCTAACCTAACCATACCTAGCCTTACCTCCCCTGTAGCCCCCTCCGCACCGAACGCCGAGCCGAGCCAAGCCGTGGCCGAATCCGGCCACGCCAGGCCGGTGCCGAGCCTCGCCGAAGCCGAGGCCTTGGCCGAGGCCGACCCGTTCGCGTTCGCCTGGGACCGGTACCCGAGCCATACCGGCAGCCGCGACCAAGCCCAAAACCTGTGGCAGGCCGTCACCAGCGGCAGCGACCCGACCATGCCCCAGGCCGAGCCGAGCCAGCTGCTCGGCGCCGTCATCCGCTACGCCCAGACCGTGCGCCAGGACGGCGACCGGTTCGTGCCGTCGATGCGCAAATGGCTCGAAAACCGGCAATACACGCAATGGCTCCAAAGCGTGCCGAAACGCACCGAATGGGGCGGCGTCACCCGCCAATGGCTCCAAACCCACGCCATCAGCCAAGTCCCCAAAGGCTCGTGGACGGACAGCGTCGAACAGACGTTCTGGGCCCACGTCAAAACCGGCGAAGAGCCGGAGACCGTGGCGCAACGGCTCGTGACGGAAATCAACGAAAGGCATCAAGCATGAGCGACCAACCCACAGCTGCGACCCTGCGCCTCGTGGAAGGCCGTGAAAACAACCGGTGCATCGTCTGCGACCGATACCTACGCGGCGGCGAATGGCCCGGCAGCAGCCACCACCACCGGAAACGCCGCAGCCAGACATACGGCGACCCCGAACGGCACAGCCCCTCGAACGTCATCGACGTGTGCGGCACGGACAACAGCACCGGATGCCACGGATGGGTCCACCAGCACCCCGAACAGGCCCGAGCATTGGGCTACCTGCTCAAAAGCTACGACCCCGAGCCAAGCCAAGTGCCCGTGTACAGCTGCCGGCGCGGCTGGATACTGCTCGACACCGACGGCCAATGGCACTCATGCCCGCCGCCCGAGGGAATGCCCAACCACCCGCAAACCAACCGATAAATCAGCAGAAAGGAACACTCATGATCAACGCCTACGCGGTCACCGTGCCCGGCGAACTCGACAACGTGGACTTCACCCGAGAGGACGGCACCAGCGTGACCATGCTCATCCCGCCCGACATACCGGTGAGCACCAGGACAATCATCATCCCGCAGGGCTTCACCCGCGAGGAAACCCGAACCATCCAGGGAGCCATCGTTCAGGCGCTCGCCGGAAAGGAGAAGACGCTATGATCCCCGAGAAACCCGAAGCCCTGCTATGGATGGACGTGGAGACCACCGGCCTCGATGCGAACATGTGTTCGATACTGGAGATCGGGTTGCGCTGCATCAGCCTGGACGCCATGCACGAATACGGGCGGTTCGAGGCCGTGGTGCACATCGGCCGGGAGACCCTGCTGACCGTGCAGCCCTCCGCCCTGGAACTGCATCTGAACAACGGTCTGCTCGCCCAATGCGAATCCTGCGACCCGCTGGCCAACTCACCCAGGGTCATCGCCGAGCAGGCCCTGCGGTTCATCCAAGGCATGGCCACCACGTACGTCCTGCACCCGGCCGGCACGAACATCAGCCGTTTCGACCTGCCCATGGTCGAACGCTTCTGCATGACGGGCTTCGGAGAACTGCTGCACTACCGCATGCTGGACGTCACCGCACTGCGCCTCGCAGCCAAAGCCTGCGGCCAAGACCCATACCAGCACCGCATGAAACCCACGCACCGCGTCCACGACTGCCTCGACAGGGACATCGCGGAATACCGCCACTACCTCACCCTCATGACGGGGCCGGCGCTCGCAGAAAAGGAGGACCGGCCATGAAGCCACGTTGCATCCTGTGCCGCAAGCCCGTGCCCGACAACCACACCCGATGCGTCAAACACTGGCTCAACAACCAGGACCAATGGATGGAGGACGACCAACCGGCACACGAGCACTGCACCCCACGAAGGAGACCCGCATGAGCCACACGGCACGAATCTGGACACAAGACCAACTCACCGAAGCATTGGCGAGCGCCTGCGTGCTGGAAGGCGTGAGCATCCTGCACCTCGGCCAATACTCCGATACGGCCATCCGGAACCTCAAGGCGGTGGCCAGAACCATGTACGAGACCAGCGGCATGCCGACCATCGTGGAGGACGACGATGAGTGACCTCACCCAACAGGCCCTCGCGGCGCTCGCCGACGCGGGGCTGGGCAACGAGTCAGCCGCCGAAGCGTTCGTCGTCGGCTACCAGGCCGGCTGGGACAAGGCGTTCAACCTGGCCATCCGCATCGAAAACGAACTCAACGCGGACGAGCCCACAGACGAGGAGATCGAGACCTGCGCCCGAGGGTTCTTCGAGGGCACACCCGGCCCCACCAACTGGGACGCCGTCAGCGAAGTCTCCAAACAGGCATGGCTGCACGCGGCCAAAAAGGCGCTCGCAGCCGTCAACACGATGAAAACCGAGGAGGAATCATGAGCATCATCAGCAAGGAAGCGTGCTTCCGCTACCCCAACTGCACGGTGGACGACGTGCACGACACGTTGGCCCAGGTCTACACCAGTGACGACTTGCAGGAGGCGTACATGACCGGTGCGGAACGGGAGCCCACCGGCTTGGAGGTGGAAGCCGCCGCCGAACAGCTCTACTACTCGGACTGCAACAGTTCCGGCCTGCTCCTCGACTCAGACTGGAACAGACTACCGGACGGCAACAAAGCCATCTACCGCAACCGGGTGCGCACAATCATCACAACAATCCAGAAAAAAGGAACAGCAGAATGAACGAGAACACGAACCTCACCGACATCATCAGCGCGGCGCTCGCCGCCGGATGCCAGATCAGCGTGACCATCACTCCCAAAGACTTCTACAACGAATCACAGGAGCCGGAGGAATGAACGTGAGCGAAAGCATCGACTGGCGGCATTCCACGCCGGGAGAGCTTGACCTGCACCGGTTCATCGGACTCACGAGGAGAGGCCAAACACTGGACGGCTATCTCTCCTGCTTCACACAGAACGGCCGGTGGACACTCACCGACGCCGACAATCTCGCCACCGTCATCAAACCGGACGCCAACGGAAACCCAACACTCAACACCGAACTCTTCCGCTCCATCAACGTACTCAAGGAAATAAGACCATGCAAAAAACTACATTAACCACCACAGAACTACATTAACCACCACCGGTTTTTACATTAGCGCGCTCGCCGGAGGCACCCGATGAGGCGCGGAAACTGGTCGGTGGAATCCACCATCGGACTCCTGTTCACCATCATCATCGCGATACTGGCGCTCGCCATCGTATCCGCCATCGGCCTGGCCGCGTACGCCGCGATGGACACCGGTCCCAGCCAGCGTATCGTGCAGCAGGTGGAGACCACGGGCGATGTTCGCCGCCTGTGCATCGAGGCTCGAACCGGCGAGCGCGTCGATGCCATGTCATGCGATTTGATTGATCCGCATGCGGGAGGTGTTGCGAAGTGACGAGTTAGGCGATACGCGACAAGGTGCTCGCATGGCATGGGCGCGGCTACGGCGCGACGGATACGGCCCGTCAATTGGGCCTGCCGTTGGAGGAGGTGCGCGCGATCATCCGCGAGGGTGACGGTCGGCCGAAACCGCCATGCAAGGTCGAGTTCATTGAACCGCCGCTGTTCGAGGAATGAACTGAAATACCAGATAAAAAAACGAAACCCTCCACACGAGGCGGAGGGCATGTCAGCAAGCAACCAGTTTAGCCGATGTGGAGGGATTTCGTGAACTGCCAGAACTGCAACACCATAATCGAAAACGGGTACGCGCTGTGCACGGCGTGCGAGCTGCGCTTCGCCGGCACGCTCCTGCGACTGGCGCGCGACGTCACGCCGTTGCACGACTCGTTGGACGCGACATTGCATCCGGGAGGGCATTCGCCCGTGCGCATCCAGACGGCCACTCCCCCGACGCCGATACGCTTGGACGTGCTCGACCTGATCGACATGCTCGACGCCACGGCCCGTGAACTATGGCGTTGCCTCGACGGCATCGACGCCCTGGACTGGCGCAAGGACAAACGCAACGAGGATCTGAAGGCCACGCTCATCGCATGCGCAGGCCACCCCAGGCTCGCCACGTTCGCGGACGCGGGCTTCTACATGCACGTCGTTGACGGCATCGCCCGCAAAGTCGATGCTGCGCTGGACCCGCCGGAGCAACGCCGCGAGATAGGAACCTGCGAACTATGCGAGACCATGCTCACCGCTGGGGCAGCAGACCAGTGGGTGACATGCCCGGTCTGCGGGAGGGAACAGCGAGCGCAGATGGTTAAACTGCGTAGGCTCAGGGCGTTGTGTTGGGATGATTCCAGGCGCGGGTCTGCGGCTGAGATAGCCAAGGTGTTCACGGACGCGGGAATCACCGTCAAAAGGCATACGCTCACCGTGTGGAAATCCCGAGGCAAGCTTGATGTCACGCCTCAAGGCATTTCATACAGCAGCGTCTACCGGCTCGTCATCAGTGGCGGACTTGACAAAGAGCTGACTGTGACCGCATAATGTCAGTGGATTAGTGTCGAAGAACCCAGCTCATGTGGCTGGGTTTTCGCGTATCTATGCTTTGTTTTTGCGTGGTCTCCCCCCTCCGACACCACGTCCCGGACGTTGAGCGTTCCATTCATCGATGGTCTCAGGCAACCAGCCGCGCGTGCGCCCTATCGTGGCGTCGGGCTCAGGGAGCTTGAGGTTGAGCAAGCCGCCACTGGTGATGCCGAGGCGTTCTGCGACCTGTTTGACGCCGAGATATTCAGTCGCCATTGCTTGCCCTTCCTGCCAGATAACCCAGCACGCCCGAGCACATTCCGAACACACCTGCCGGTACGCTCTGGGATGCGATGGCCAGCGCGAGGCTGACGACTCCGAACATGAGTGCGATGATTCCTATCTTGCCGTTCATGATGTTCCATGGAATAGTTGGGAGTGGAGCCGTGGCTCTGGATAGTACGATTATCCGGAATCCACGGCTCTTGTTACCGCTTGCGCCGTCTGTTCAGCGGCTTTCGCGGCTTGCTCTTCGCAATCAATGCGACGGCCACGGCGGCGATGGGTGCGAGTGCCGCACCCAATCCGGAGAGGAACTCCCCGATGGCCTTGAGCAGCTCCGCGATCTGTTCCATGTTCACCTCCTTTCCTTGGCTGACATATCTATAGTAACACAATAACTATAGATATGCAAGCCGAGGACACCAAGACACGCCAACGGACACAATGACTGCGAGGCACACATGAGCTGGCGAGTCTGCTCGACACCCGGATGTCCGAACCTCATCGAGACACCGGCACGCAAATGCGACGCCTGCACCCGAGCCCAACGGGACCGCACCCGTACCCGTGGACGCAACCCATACAACACCAAGGGACATCAATCGTTTCGCAGGCAGGTGCTCGCACGAGACCCATACTGCACATGCCCCGGCGACCCCGAGCACGGAGGCTGCGGCAAACACCACGGACTCTGCGGCAATCCAAGCACAATCGCAGACCATTACCCATACGAGCGAATCGAACTCATAGACATGCGACTCAATCCGAACGACCCGAAGTTCGGACGAGGATTGTGCAAACAATGCCACGACGTGAAAACCGGCAGAACAAGACCAGCAGGCTTCAATACCAAACAGTAAAAAACAATCAGCAGCCGCACATCCCCGCAAAAACGACCGGCAACACCCAGGGGGGTGGGGTATCGACCACCCCTGCCTGGACCGCCGGTGAGCTGTCTGCCGGGTGCGCAGGGTTCAAACATCGCCGACGGGCCGCCGCGAGGGCGGTCCCGTCGATCTGTCGCTAGGGCGCAAGGCCATGACGAGAGGTGAACATCATGCCAAGTGGAGGCAAACGAGTACGCTCCGGGCCGGCCAAGGACCCGAACAGCGAGAAGAGCCGCAGACTCGGATACACATTGCAGAGCCTGCCGAACACCGAGTGCCGGATGAAGCCGCCGGAATGGCCCTTGGAGCCCGCCGATGACGAGCGCGTCCGCAGGCTTGAGGCGGAGAAGTGGAAGTGGCTGTGGAAGCTGCCTCAGGCACGCGCCTGGCATCTGCCCCAGTTCAAGTGGATGATCCGGGAACTGGCTTTGTACGCGCGGCTTTCCACCGCATGCGAGATCGCGCCGGCACCCACGGCGTTGACCGTGCTGCTGCGCATCTCCGACCGCGTCGGCATGAGCGTGGCCGGATTGCAGGCGTTGGGCTGGAAGATCGAGGCCGAGGCCGAGCGGAAGCCAGTCGATTCGGAGTTCACGCGCCGCAGGGCCAAGGAGCTGAACCGGGAATCAGCCGCCGAACGCTCTCCCATGGACGAGACGAAGCATGTGTACCAGCGTCGGATGAGCGGCAATGGCTGACGAGGATTCATGGCTCATCGACTTCCCCACGTTGGGGCATCTGGTGTGCGCGTGGATCGAACGTCACTGCCGGCAGCCTGACGGCCCGTTGCGAGGCCGTCCAGTGGTGCTGTCCGACTGGCAGTACTGGCTGGCGGCGAACCGTTGGCGCATCCGCGTGGACGCCCCATATGTGCCGCCCGAGGAAGTCACCGTCGACAATCCGATGGTACTCAACCAGGCATTTGAATACCGCATGACGCTGACCGTCGGACCGCAGAAATGGGGCAAGGGGCCATGCACGGCGTTCTTCACCGCCGCCGAGGGCTGCGGGCCCACCATCTTCGATGGCTGGGCGCGAGAAGGCGACATGTACCGTTGCGCTGACAACGGTTGTCCGTGCGGCTGGGAGTGGCCGTACAATCCGGGCGAGCCGAAAGGCCGTCGACATCCGTCGCCGCTCATCCAGCTGACCGCCAACTCCGAGGAACAGGTACGCAACATCTACCGTCCTCTCGTGGCGACGATCCTGCTGGGCCCGCTCAAGGAGCTCATGCGCGTGAGGGACACCTTCATCCGCATATTGCAGCCGGGGCGCGAAGGCGAGGCCGACGCCTTGGACTTGGATCGCATCGACGTGGTCACCGCCTCGGCGAAATCCCGTCTGGGCAATCCGATCACGGACGCCGAACAGGACGAGGCCGGCCTGTACACGAAATCGAACGGCATGATAGCGGTCGCCACCACGCAGCGCCGAGGAGCCGCCGGCATGGGCGGCCGCACACATGCGTGGACGAACGCATGGGATCCGGGCGAGGACAGTTACGCGCAGCAGGTGTTCGAGAACGCCGAGGACGACGTGTTCGTGTTCTACCGGAACCCCGATCTCGCGAAATCATTGCGTCACCGCGACGGCCGGCCGTTGGACTTCAATCTGAAATCCGAACGCTTGAAGATGCTCGAATACGTGTACCGCGGCTCCCCGTGGGTCGACCTGAACTCCATCGAATCGGAAGCCAAGGCGCTGATGAAGACCGACCCTACCCAAGCGGAACGGTTCTTCGGGAACCGTCTGGTGCAAGGCGGCGGCGCATGGCTCGAAGACGGACTATGGGAGAGCTGCTATGCCGGCGCATGAACTCTGGCTGCCGAACCCGCCAAAAGGCACACGCGTATGCGCGGGCTTCGACGGTTCGGAGAACGACGACTGGACATGCATCAAGATGGAGACCCTCGACGGGCTGATATTCACTCCCCGATACGGGCCCGACCGGCGTGCGACCATCTGGAACCCGAAGCAGTGGGGCGGGCGCATCCCCCGCGCCGAGGTATCCGCAGCATGGGCGGAACTCAACGACCGCTACAAAATCGAACGTGCCTACTGCGACCCCGGCTTCCGCGACGAACTGTCATGGGAATCGGAGATAGAAGCATGGGATCGCGCCTACGGGCCGAAGAAATTCATGCCATGGAGCATGTCGGGCAGCTCCCGCATCGGAGCCGTCTACGAGGCATTGCGCCGATTCGAAGCCGACCTGACCACACATCGCATCACACAGGACGGCTGCCCCGTCACCCGCGCCCACATGATGAACGCGCGAAAGGTCGCCAAGACCCTGGAACGCTACGGGTTGGCGAAACCCCAGCAGAACAGGAAGATAGACGCCGCCGTGACCAGCGTGCTCGCCCACGAAGCCGCATGCGACGCGCGAGCCGCCGGCTGGGGCGCTCGCAAACACAATTACATGCTTACCGGATCATCGACCAGAAGGAGGTACTGATGGACTACAGCCAGCAGGAACTGTCCTCATTGGCGAACCGACTGGCCGATAAGATCCAGTTCCGTCGACCCAGCATCGGCACCCACACCGATTACGTCTTGGGCAAACGCGGCAAGCTCAAGTTCGCGTCCAAGGAATTCAAGCGCTACATGAGCGACCGGTTCTCCGACTTCTCCGACAACTGGTGCCTCCCCGTGGCGCAGGCCCCAGTGGAACGCATCAAGTTCAAGGGCTTCGTCCCTTATGATGACGTGAAGCTCGGCACCGGCATCATGAAATGCCTCGACCGCAACGACTTCGAACGCGGACTTCAGGAAGCCGCGCTGATGATGACCACCACGGGCCGCGCGTTTGCTTTGGTCACGCAGGTCGACGGCAGGGCCCGCATCACGTTCGAGCACCCGGACAGCGCCGCAGTCATCTACGATGCGCGCACCGGCCAGCCGTCAGCCGGGTTCCTCATCCAGCAGGGCGACGACAAGGAGTACGGCACCCTCATGCTGCCCGGCTGGACGGTCAGCATGGAACGCAAGAAGATGCTCGATCTGACCGACCAGCGCGTGCCGCCCGACGTGTACGGCTGGAAGATGAATGATCCTCAGCCCACCGGTCTGGACACGATCCCCCTGCGCGAGTTCCGCAACCAGATGCTATTGGACAATGCGCCGATCAGCGACATCGCGCACGTCGAATCGATGCAGGACACGGTCAACGTCGTATGGGCCTACCTGCTGAACGCATTGGACTACGCCTCACTGCCGGCACGAGTCATCCTCGGCGGAGACCCGCTCGTCGAGCCCGTCTACAACGAGGAGGGACAGCAGGTCGGCGAGAAGCCCATCGAACTCGACAAGCAGGTGCTGGAGCGCATCTACCAGTTCACCGGCGACAACGTGAACCTGGGCGAATGGTCAAGCTCGAACCTGAACGTGTTCATCCCGGTCATCGAAAAAGCGGTGGAGCATATCGCCGCCGAAACACGCACCCCCGGCCATTACCTGCTGACGAACGCGGAGGTTCCGGCCACCGGCTACGAGGTCGCCGAAGCCGGCCTCGTATCCAAGACCATCGAACGCATCAGCTTCCTGAAATCCCCCATCCGCGACATCTGCAGCATCGCCATGCGCTACGAGAACGACGTGGCTGAGGCGGACATCATCGCCGACTCCAAGGTGCAGTTCGCGACCCCGCAGTATCGCAGCGAAACCCTGATGGCGGACGCGATGCTCAAATACAAGCAGCTCGGCTTCCCGATCCAATGGGTCGCGGAGCAGATGGGGCAAAGCTCGGACGAGGTGCAGCGCATCATGCGCATGCGCGCCGACGAGATGGCCGACCCCGAACTCGAATCGTTGAACCGTGCCCTGCAGATCGGAGGCGCTGATGGCGGTCGAATCGCAGGTGCTGGCCTACAGCCAGAAACGGCTGGCGACGCTGGAGCTGACGGCGGACAGGGCCGCACGCAGAACATGGAACAGGGTCGACGCCAATAACATCCAGGCATCATGGAAGTCGATAAGCCGCGACTTCCTCACCCTGTTCTCCACGATCCAAACCAAGTCCGCCGAAACGGCCATCGACGCGAGCGGCATGATGCTCGCCGAACAGGGCGTCTACATCACGCCACACGCCTTGGCCAACCCGAACGCATTCGCCGGTTGGGCACCGTCCGGCCTCGACATCGCATCCTACTTCCAATCCCCCGTGTTCGCCGCCCTGCACGCGATACGCACCGGCAGCTCCTCATTGGAGGCGTTGGAATACGGACGCAACCTGCTGGTAATGCTCACCTCTCTGGCCGTCATGGACACCGCCCGCCAGGCGGAGTCACTGGACATCACCAGCCGTCCCAAGGTCGGCTACATCCGCGTCGAATCCGCCACCTGCTGCGACAGGTGCATGATATTGGCCGGCAAGTGGTTCCGCTTCAACGAGGGGTTCCTGCGCCACCCGCACTGCCACGGCCGCCACGTGCCCTGCAGCCAGGGCATGGCCAAACAGCAGGGGTGGATCAGCGACCCTATGGAGGGTTTCAAAAGTCTCTCCCGTGAGGAGCAGGACAAGCGCTTCGGCGCGAATTACGCGCAGGCCATCCGCGATGGCGCCGACATCTACCAGGTCGTCAACTCGAAACGCGGCATGCGGAAGGTGGGCAAAGGCTATACGGCGTTGACCACCAGCGAGGGCACCACACGATACGGGTGGGCCAGCATGCAATACGCCCAGCAGTCCGGCCGGAGGATGAAACGCCGCCTGTCCATCGACGGCATCTACTCGCTGACCGGAGGCGACCGGGAGAAGACCATAGCCGCGTTGAAGGCCAACGGATATTTCGTGGACAACGACTGGCGCGGCAAGGTGCCCGAGATCCGCAAGGGCATGTGGCTGCACGACAACACGTACCGGCAGGGGCGCGTCGAACTGTTGACCGCCGCCGAGAAGCGCGTTCAGACCGCGAAGCTCCGCTACGAGGCCGTATTGGAGGGCCGCAACCCCAACGATGGCCGCATGCCCCTCACCCCCGAAATCGCGGCCCAGTGCGAACGCGAATACCGCCGATGGGTCACCTCCGGCGGACAGATTTTCCAGCAATGATCCAGCGAATCGAAAGGAAGAACATGGATCCCGCAAACCAGAACCAGAATTCGGACGACAACGAGGCCAAGAAGCCGGAGAACACCGGCGGCGAGGATTGGCAGTCGAAGTTCGAGGGCCAGCGGAAAGTCAACCGCGACCTCGAAAAGAAACTGAACGAAGCCTACGCCAAGGCCGACAAGGTAGACGAACTCGAAAAACAGATCGCCGCCCTGCAGGGCAAGGAGGCCGAATACGAGGCCGCCCGGAAGGAGCAGGCCGTCAAGGACGAGGCCCTTGCCGCCGCCAACCAGCGCATCCTCAAGGCCGAAGTCCGCGCCGCAGCCAGCGGCAAGCTCACCGACCCGGCCGACGCCCTGCGCTACCTCGACCTGTCCAAGTTCACCGTCACGGATGACGGAAGCGTGGACAGCCAGGCCATCGCCAATTCGATCGGCGAACTGCTGGAACAGAAACCTTATCTCGGGAAAGCCGAGCAAGCACCCTCGGGTGCGAACATCACGCCGCCCAGCGGAACACGGGACGGCGACCGCCATCAGGGTCAGCTCACCCGAGACGACCTGAAAACCATGAGCCCCGCAGAAATCGTCAAAGCCCAACAGGACGGGCGACTGAAGGACCTGCTCGGAGCCAACTAACGGAAGGAGGCCTTAAATGGCCATCACCAATTTCATTCCCGAACTGTGGAGCGCCAACATCCTGCTGGAACTCCAGAAGAACCTCGTCTACGGTTCCGCCGTGAACCGCTACTACGAGGGCGACATCGCCAACTACGGCGACACCGTGCACATCACCGGCATCGCGCACATCAGCGTCGGCGACTACACGGCCCACACCGACATCACCATCGAACCGGCCACCGACAGGGACGCCGGCGAACTCGTCATCAACCAGAGCAAGTACTTCGCGTTCGAAATCGACGACGTGGAGAAGCGCCAGGCCATGAACAACCTGACCGCCGCATACTCCCAGGACGCCGCCTACAAGCTGCGCGACCTGACCGACCAGTACCTGGCCGGCCTGATGGCAGCCGGCGCGAAGAGCAAGCTCGCCCCGATTTCCGGCGCCACCGCCACCAAGGCGTACGACACAATCGTGGATCTGGCCACCGCATTGGACAAGCAGAGCGTGTCCGACGAGGGCCGTTGGGTCATCGTCACCCCGGACTTCTATGGCCTGCTGCGCAAGGACAGCCGTTTCGTCGCTGGCGCCGAGTCCGCTCATTCCACGCTGCTTAACGGAGTCGTCGGCGAGGCCGCGGGCATGACCATCCTCAAGTCCAACAACGCTCCCGCAGCCAAGGGCGGCACCACCCAGTCTCCGACCGATGAGGGCAACGTCATCATCGCCGGTACCAACGCGGCCACCACGTTCGCGGAGCAGATCGCCAAGGTCGAGGCCACCCGCAAGGAGAAGGGCTTTGACGACATCGTCAAGGGGCTGCACCTGTACGGCGCGAAGGTCGTGCGCCCCGAAGCGCTGGCCACCGTACACTTCAAGGTGGGCAAGTGATGGCCGGCAGCTATGAGGCCATGCCCTACGTGGGCGAAGCCGAATAACCGCATAGGGGGTGACTCATGGACACGCTGGCAACGGTCAAGGACCTTGATTCATACGGCATCGAATACGCGGACGGAAAGCTCGCGGGCAAGCTGCTCGAATCGGTTTCGGCCGCGGTGCGCGACGCCGCTGGCTGCCCCATCACACGCGGCGAATACACGGTGACCATCCCCGGTGAAACCTCACGCAGGCTCGACCTGCCCATGCGCCCCGTGATTTCCGTGAGCCGCGTGCTCGTGGACGGCGAGCAGACCGGGGATTGGAAGCTGCTCGGCAACGCGCTGTACAGGGAAAGCCTGTGGAGCCTGCCGAACATGGTCCCCTGTTCCGTCACCGTCACCATGCTCGCCGGCTATGACCCGATCCCCCCGGACATCGTGCGCCTCGTGTGCAGCATGGTCGCAGCCGGACTCGTCCAGCAGTCGAACGGCGGCCCCGGCGCTCACCGCGACGAATCGTACGCGCGAATCGACGACGTGCAGATCGGCTACCGTCAGGGCGACTCCGAGATCATCGACGCACTCGAACTGCCCGAGGGCACGAAACGAGCCCTCCGCAACAGGTTCGGCATGCGAGGCATCGCCATAGGGGTGTTCCGATGAACGTGCAGCATATCCTCAACCGAGGCCGACAGCTCGCCGAATCGTTGATGACCGACCAGTGCCGCGTCACCCATATGGGCAAACCGGTCACCGACCCCGAAACGGGACTGGTGGGACCGGCTGCGAACACCGTGTATGAGGGCAAGTGCAAGGTGCAGACCTCAGGCGGATTGGCGTCCGAGAATGTGGAAGGCAGTGCAGCTCAGACGATGGGTGCCGTCTCGTTGGTCTGGTCTTTGTACGTGCATTTTCCCTACGGCACTCCAGGCCTTCGCACCGGTGACGTGGTGGAAGTCACGGAATCCGCCAATCCGCTGCTCGCCGGCAGGCGGCTCAGGCTCGTCTCACCTCAAAGCGAGAAGACGCACGCCACAGCCTGCCGTTGGAACGTGAAGGAGGACGCATGAGCGGACTGTTCGACGCTTCACAATTGACGGCCTTCGGTGACGTGCTGCTCGCCAAGGGCGTGGCTCGCCGCGCCTTGATCTCCGCTTCGGTGAAGAAGGGCGCGCAGAACGTCAAGAACTCGATTCGCGACGACCTGAAAGGCTCAGGCAACAAGGCGTTCCGCAGCATTCCGATCACCTACACGGTGAGCGAGACGCCCGGACGCATCACCGCCGAGATAGGCCCCACCAAGGGCGGAGCGGGTTCGCTCGCGAACATCGCGTTCTTCGGCACCGCGAGGGGTGGTGGAACGCACCGGTTCTACGAGCATGGCGAGGAAGAGCTTCCGAAGCTCGCGGAATACGTGGCGCGTGCCGCAGTGGAGGGATTCTAGTGCAGTCGATAATGACCCTGTCGAACACGATCCTCGACCATGTGCCAAAACCTGCGGATGGGTGGAAGGTCTACAAGCAGACCGCGCCGACGCCGACGGAGAAGCCGCCGTGGGTGATCGAAACGGTCACGACCAACGGCCACATCGTCGGCGAGACGCAACATGTGCATTGCGGCATCGGCACTTTGCTTGTGCGCATCGTGAGCACCACCACCGATTCCGTCAACGTGCTGGCCGATGATCTCATGATTCCAGCCTTGGCTGGAAAACGGTTCGTCGCGCAGGGCTTCGACACCGGCTGCCTGACCCTTTCCTCCGATAGCGGAGCCTATGCTGCAGGACTCACCGCAGAGGACACGAGCCTGCTCTATCAGGTGCGCCTATTGACTTTCAAATTCAACTGGTCACGCATGTGACCCCAAATATCTAAGGAGGAGTCATGGTTTTGACTCTGGGCACCGAAGTGCCTTCAACGCCAGCCGATGGTCTGGTCAACACGATCTGGGTGCCGTCCATCAAAAACATCCAGAAGCCGACCGCTGCAGAGATCAACGCCGGAACCGACCTGAGCAACTACGTCACTTTGGGCGGCTGGTCGTGCTCGCCGTCGCAGGATTCCATCTCCGACCAGCGCGAGAACAGCGCGCAGGATTACGAGAACCCCGGACGCAAGAAGATCAGTGGCCCGAACGTCGAGGTCATCGACAACACCAACACGTCGCATTCCACGCAGAACGCGGCAATGGAGACTTTGACCGAGGGGGCGGAAGGCTACTTCGTGCGACGCTACGGCAAGCAGACGGATCAGACTTTTGTCGCCGGCGACCTTGTGAACGTGTATGCGGTCCGCATCGGCATGAGCGCCAAGGTGGCGATCGCCGCGAACAGCGTGCTGCGCAGCAAGGTCAATTTCTCCGTCCGCGCTCCCGGCTGGGCGGAGAACGTGAAGGTCGCCTGATTGATTCTTCCCGCACCGGACTTTCATCCCTTTCGCCGGTGCGGGACCCTCTTTTTCCTCTTTTCCGGCAAAGGAACATGAATATTAGAGCGAAGGAACACATATGCTTAAAGTCACCAGGCGCACGCGTGAGGTCGATATTATCCTCAACCAGCAGACCGCCGAGGACATCGCCAGATTGGGTGATGCGCTGGCCGAGGAGACCACGCGCGAGCGAGTCACGGAGGCTGGGACGAACCGGCAGGCGAAGGCCACCGCGCGGCGCATCGAAGAGCTGCGCGAACAGGCGGATGCGGAGACGTTGAAGCTCACGTTGCGGGCGTTGCCGGTCAGCAAGTGGGCGCAGGCACTGGCCGCGCACCGCAATAAGAACGGCACGAACGACATGTTCGGCACCGCCGCCGCGGCATTGCCTCTCATGCTTGACTCCGCGACCATCGGCGGCAAGCCGGTGGCCGACGAGGACAAGACCGAACAGGCGTGGCGGAATCTGTTCGACGAACTCACCGATGGCCAGTTCACGCCGCTATGGCGGGCCATCGCCGAACTGAACGGCACCGCAGCGGACCCAAAAGCGGCATTCGACCTCGCCTCGAAGGTTCTCCACAATTAGTCGAGGATCTGCGCATCTGCCGCCAGCTCGGCATCTCTTATAAGCGTTTCATGGGCTGGCGTCCGAGCAGGGGCGATGAGGTCGAATGGGATGAGACGGAGCGTAATTGGATGCGCTCGTTGGCGGAATACGAACGGTCATTGTGCCCGATGTGCGGTTTGCCTCGTTCGATCTGCCAAGACCCGAAGGCCGAACTCACCCTGCATGCCGAAACCAGCGTCTGCTGGGCCACCGCGCACATGCAGCAGGCCATGAAACGGTGGACAGAGGCCAACGGCAATGGCAATCCGGCCGCGAACGCCCTGGTGGCGCATTTGACCTGATTTTTGGAGGATGCTTTGGCGGAGAACAAGAACATCGTCATCCGGTTGATGGCGGACACAGCCTCATATGAGGCTGCGATGACCCGTGCCGGAAGCACCGCGAAGACGGTTGCTTCGGGCATGGAGGACACCGGTCGCAAGTCCGCGCTGATCGCCAGTGGTATGACCGCCGCAGGGCTGGCCGTGGCCGCGTTCGGCGTGGCTGCGGTGAAGATGGCCGCCGACTTCGACCAGCAGATGAGCACCGTGCAGGCGAACACCGGCGCGACCAGCGCCCAAATGAACCAGCTGCGTGCCGCCGCCATCGAAGCAGGAGCTTCCACGGTTTATTCCGCTACGGATTCCGCCGATGCGATCAACGATCTCGGCAAGGCCGGCATGAGCGTCACGGATATTCTCACTGGCGGCTTGTCTGGCGCTTTGAATCTGGCCGCGTCCGATGGAATGGCTGTTGGGGATGCCTCCGAATACATGGCCAACGCGTTGAGCATGTTCCATCTGAAGGGGTCTCAGGCTTCCCAGGTGGCCGATACTTTGGCGGCTGGCGCCGGCAAGGCCGTCGGCAATGTCTCCGATTTCGGCGAGGCGTTGAACAATTGCGGCGCGCAGGCGAACAGTTTCGGCATGAACATTCAGGAGACCACCGGCGTACTGGCCCTGTTCGCGCAGAACGGCACCATTGGTGCCGAGGCCGGCACACAGCTGAACAGTATGCTGATGAAACTGGCCGCGCCGTCCACCAAAGCGTCCAACACGATGAAGGAACTTGGCATCAGTGCTTACGATGCTCAAGGCCATTTCGTCGGCATGGCGAATTTCGCCGGCCAATTGCAGAAGGCCGAGAAGGGCTTGACCGACGAACAGCGCAACCAGGCGAACGCGACCATCTTCGGCAGCTATGCCATCAAGGCCGCGAACTACCTGTACGAGGCCGGCGAGTCCGGTGTCAACAAGTGGACGAAGGCCGTCTCCGAAAGCGGTTATGCCGCCGAGCAGGCGGCTGCGAAGAACAACAATCTCAAGGGTGATCTGGAGAATCTGAGTGGTTCGATGGAGTCCTTGATGATTTCCGTTGGCGAGGGCGCTCAGGGGCCTTTGCGCAAGATGGTGCAGGGCTTGGATACGCTGGTTGACGCGTTCGCCGGTTTGCCGTCCGGAGTGCAGCAGACGCTCGTGGTCATGGCGTCTCTGGCCGGCGTGTTCGGCGCGGTGCACAAGGCCGCAGGCAATCTCAACGGCAGCACCAGCACCATGGCCAACAACATCGGGCTTGCGATAGACCCGATCCAACGAGTCAAAACCGCGCTGGCTTCCGCGCAGACCGCATTCCAGATGTTCAAGGCGTCCTCGATGAGCGCTTCCGAACAGATGGAGACGTTCGGCACGTCCGTGTCCAAGGCGGAGTTGAAGACCGCTGGGTTCAAGGCTGTAGGCAGCAGCGTCATCGACCTGCTCGGCGGCCCGTGGGGCATCGCGATCACTGCGGCAACGGCGGTCCTCGGAGCGTTCATCTCCGAACAGCAGAAAGCCCAGGAGCGGTCCACGCAACTGTCGAACGCCCTGCAGGAGGGGACCTCCGCCGCGCAACACTACGAGAAGGCGCTGTCCGACTCGTCCGGCGCGAGGGTCACCGACAACTGGCTCGGTCGTCTCATCACCGGCTACGACAACGTGTGGCAGGCCATCGACAAGGTCGGCATCAAACACAGCACGTATATCAAAGCCATCCAAGGCGAGAAGACCGCCGTCAACGAAGTCTACAAGGAGCTTGACGCCTACCGCACCCAGCTCGCAAACCAGGGCGGCCTGTTTACCGGCAACGAGTACAAGGTTGTAGCCAACAGCCTCACGGAGCTCCAAAAAGGCTACAAGGAAAGCCAAATCTCGGCGGCCAACCTCGCGCAGGCCGAAAAAGAATCCACCCAGGCAAGCATCGACAAGACAGGGGCGCTCCTGTCGGGAGCAGACGCGGCCAGCCAATCCGCCGACAACGCGCAGGAAGCGGCCAGCGCCGACGACATCCTCGCCGAAGCGTTCGGTGCCACTACGGACGCCGTCAGCGACACCGCCAGCGCGCTGTCCGAAGTCATCGACGCGATGCAGACCTACTACGGGTTCGCCATCAGCTCGTCCGACGCGCAAATCGACCTCGCCAACAAGATCTCCTCGGCGAACGACACCATCAGTCAGAACGTCAAAACCCTCGACCTGAACACGGAAGCCGGACGCGAGAACCAAAGCGCCCTGAACGACATCGCCGACGCGGCGCTCAAATGCGCCAAAGCCCAAGCGCAGAACGGAGACAGCCTCAACGACATCTACCCGAACATCGACAAGGCACACGACGCGTTCACCCAACTCATGCAATCCCTCGGCAAAACACCGGAGGAAGCAGAAGCCGCCGCACAAGCCTACGGACTCACACGCGACGCGGTCGACGAACTCGTCAACAGCCTGCAGAACACCCCCGACTCGAAAACCATCGAAGTCACAGTCACCGGCGACGCCGTCGCCAAATTCGAACAGGTCAAACTCGCCGCCGAAGAAACACCGGACGGCAAACACGTCACCATCAGCGGAGACAACACCGACCTGATGAAGAAAATCGCCCAAGCCACAAACGCCAAAATCGACCCCAAAACCGGCACCCTCACCCTGGACAGCGACCAATACATGATCGCCCTCGCCATCGCGAACGGAGCCAAAATCGACGACAAGACAGGCTACCTCAAAGGTGACAATTCCGATGCGATGAACAAATTCCTCCAAACCCAAGGATGGAAACTCAACGACAAAGGATTCATCGTCAACGCAGACGGCTCACCCGCCATGAGCATGCTCACCAACCTGAGCAACTACCAGATCGCCGACAAATATTTCCAAATCCACGGAACCTACGTCGACGAATCAGGGGGCACATACTCATCCAGCGGATACCGTCCGAAAAACGCCACAGGCAACATTCCGACAGGAGCCACCGGCGGCCTCTACGACGGCGACCGATTCCGATACGCCAACGGAGGCTACGCCTTCAACGGCTACGTCGACCCGAAATGGGCGCCAGGCACCGCGACCAGCGACAGCGTCTACCTCGACAACGGCCGCATCGCACGCGGCGAATACGTCGAAAACGCGCTCGCCACCAGCTATTACGGCGTCGACTTCATGGACGCGCTGAACCGGCGCGCCATCCCACGCGAAGTGTTTGCCACAGCCAATCAGATGACAGGCAATCAGGTCAGCGTACAGGTTGATACCGCTTCCGTGGTGGCGGCGATAACCAGCCTGCACAATGATCTTGGCGCGATCATCAGCGCCGCGTCCGATGATTCGACGGTCAGCGACCGTGACTTGGGGAGGTTGATCCGCAAATATGCGCGAGCTTAAATACACGTCGCACGATGGCACGGTCATCGACCTCAACACCGGCAGTCTGTGGGTCGCCGATTTGCAGGAAATGCGCGGATACGCATGGACGTACACGCTGGCCACTCGCGGCATCAAATCGGTGAGCAGAAACGCTTCGACGGCGAAAATGACCGTCCGCACCACGGATCCGTCAAGATTGGACGTGGCTCAGACGGCTTTCGATTCGGACGTGCAGGCCGTTACGCCAGGCACGTTGACCGTTGATGGCGAATGGTTCCAGCGGGCGTATGTCGTCGGTTCTTCTCTCGGTCTGGTGCCATGGCCGGAATACGCGCAAGTCGATTACACGATTGTCCTTTGCGATGGCGTCTGGCGTCGCGCGCTGCCGGTGCAGCATTTCTTTCCGATGACGGCAGGCACCGGCTCGCAGATTGACCTTCCACTGGACTTGCCGACCGATTTGGCTCCGTCGAAAATCGCCTTGACGGTGAATAATCCGACCGGCAAGGCCGCCGAGTTCACTGCGGTCATTTTCGGCCCTTGCGTCAACCCGTCTTTCCAGATTGGCGGCAACACCTATGCGGTTGACGTGACAGTGCCGGAAGGCGGTCATGTGTCATTATCGGCCACCGGCTTGCGGAAGACGATAACGTTGACAGCCGAAAACGGCGACGTTTCGGATGTTTTCGACAAGGGAGTTCGCGGCAACGGCAGTGGAAGCGGCTCATATGTTTTCGAGCCGATACCGGCCGGAGATTCGCTGTTGACGGTTTCCGGCAATTATGGCATCGATTTGACCATGTTTGACGTTTCTGGAGGTGTGCCATGGCGGACGTTATCATCGCAGACGGCAAGCTGACGCCACATGCGAGCGTATCGCAGGTGACGTTGGATTGGGCTTGCGGCACGGACGAAAACGATTTCGAGCTGACCATCGAAGATCCGTCTGCGCCGGAAATTGAACGTGGCTGGTATTTCTGGATTGACGGCAGTGACGTGGGCGGCCGGATCGTCGACCGTCGTGTGGCTGTTTCCGGTGGCGTGTCCACGGCCACGTGGATCGGCCAATCGTGGACTGGCATGTTGGCGGCGAAGATATTGCAGCCGGACGCGAATCAGGATTACCTGACCGTCTCCGGCAAGCTGCCTGACATCCTCAAAAGCCTCTTGAAGCGCATCGGTTTGGATTCGGTGTTCACCGTCGATTCCTCCGATGCTTCCACTCTGTCGAATTGGATGTTCCAGAATCCACGCTACGTGGACGCCTACACAGGATTCCGCAATCTGCTCGCATCCTGCGGCAGACGCCTCGACTTCCAAGCCAAGGATAATCACATCCTGCTTGGCATCACGCCGGTCGGCATCATCACCAACACGATCGACTCCGACTTGGTGGATTTCAAGGCCGAGACCAACCGTCGCGCGGTGAATCATCTCATCGGCCTTGGCTCGCAGGAGCTCAAGAACCGTCTGGTGGTCAATTATTTCGCCGACGCGACCGGCGTGGTGAGTCAGACACAGACGCTCGTAGGCGCTGACGAAGTCTGCGCCACATACGACTATTCCAACGCGGATTTGGGCACGCTGCAATCCGAGACGAAGAAGCATCTGCAGGAATTGCAGACCGGTGGTTCGGTCGAGGTGACGTTGTCCGATGAGGTCGGCGACGGTCTGCGCGTGGATGACAAGATTGTTGCGGCGGATCATGCTTCCGGCGTCAACGTCACCGCCGTGGTGACGAAGCGGATCGTGAAAATCGATTCCGGGATTTTGGCTTCGACTTTCGAGGTCGGACTGCCGGTGCAGTCGGCGAACGCGAACTATTCCGGTTCTTCCTCTTCGTCTTCGGGTTCGACTGGTGGTGGCGTGTCTTTGACGGCTGGCCGTGGCCTGTCGATTTCAGGCGGCACGATCAACGCGGAGGTCGCTTCCGAGGATTTGGATGCCGTCAGGCAGGTCGCCGAGGCGGCGAACAGGACGGCTTCCGGTTTCGCGGCGCAGATCGGCAAGGCGAATCAGACCGCCGAGGACGCGAAGAACGTCGCCGATGCGGCCAAGACCGTTGCCGACAGTGCGAAGTCGGGCATGATGACCGATGACGAGCGGTCGAAGCTCGCTTCGGTCGAACGGGGCGCGAACGCCTACACGCTGCCTGTGGCGTCCACGGACGTGCTGGGCGGCGTGAGGGTGGACGGTTCCACGATCGTGAGCGTGGATGGTGTCATCAGCGCGCATGTCGGCGGCGGCGCTTCCGGGAGGGTCGTGTTTCCGGTCGGCTATGTGGTGATGAACACGACGGGCGTTGACCCTTCCGTTGATTTCGGTGGCACGTGGAGGCAGTTGCCTTCGCTTGGTTGTTTTACGTTTGAAAGGATTGGATAGTGAAGTCTGATGGGTACTCGAAGTATGTGTGCGACAAGTGCGGAAAGACCGCCTATGTCGCCGCTGGTGACACTGAGGCGCGTGAATGGTTCACCGTGCGCCGCTATTCGGCTGGCAAGGCGACCCGCATCGCGGATGATGTGACGCCTGACATCTACGAACTGTGTTCCCAATGCAATGCGTCTTTCATGACGTTCATGCAGAAGGATGACGCTTCGTTTGAAGCATGGTTGAAGGAGGTCGGACAGTGACCATCGAACTGGTTGACGGCAAGGCCGGAGTTGCACACATCTCAAGCGAGGACAAGGCGATCATCCATCAGGCCAAGTTCTCGAAGTCTGACGTGGTGTTCGACTGGGGCGACGCGTTCAAGTGCACGATGGGCAGTGCGAACAAGGCCACCATCGGTACTGGTTGCGCGTCGATACAAGGCTTGGACTGGCATATCACGGCGGCGGAATCGGTGACGATCTCCAACGGGTCGCAGGGCATGAAACGCAATGACATCATTTGCGCGCACTACCATCGAGATTCCAAGACCGGTAATGAGCTGGTGGAGTTGGTCGTGTTGAAGGGCACGCCGAACGCGACGGCTGCCGCTGACCCGACCATTCCGTCAGGGAAGATATTGCCCGGTGCGGTTGACGCGTACATGCCGTTGTGGCGTATCCCGCTTGACGGCATCACGGTCGGCACGCCGGTACGCCTGTTCACGCCGAGGTGGGCTTTGTGGGATTCCGTA